AAAACCGAAGTACAAGGATATTATAAAAAAGACGGGCTGTTTGTTTCTGGATATTTCAGGACTGGAAAACCCGATCTATTACCTCCAGATGAATTTATGTGCGATCACTATCCCAAGCATGAAAACGAAATTTAACAAAACCTTTAATACTTGAAAAAACCCTTTCTCTTTTAAATGACCAAGAAAAAACCCGTCGATAAACTTAAGAAAAGAGGGCGAAAATCCCTATTTGACCCGATTAAACACCTTATCCGGGTAAAAGAGCTGGCAGAAGCCGGAAAGATAAATGCTGAGATCGCCGATGAGTTGAATATTAGCACAAGCACGCTCAACAAGTGGATGCGAGAAAACCCTGAATTTATGACTACCATAAAAACAGGGAAGAAATACGCTGATGATGAGGTTGTCCAGTCCCTATATAAACGCGCCAAAGGCTATTCTTTTGTTGAAAAAAAGATAATTGAGAATCCGGACGGCACTATCCGCAAAGAAGTCACGGAAAAACAGATGGCACCGGATCCCACATCAATGATCTTCTGGCTCAAGAATCGGCAGCCGCAAGACTGGCGGGATAAGCAGGTGCAGGAGATCACAGGTAAAGACGGCAAACCTCTCCAGATCACACACTTATCTGATGATGACCTCGAAAAAATCATCCTAAAAACGAAGTGATTATGAGCGAACCAATCCCGGTAATTGATGCAGCAGAAGAATTAAAGAAACGGCGTGACGCACGTAAAACCTTATTGGCATTCACGCAATACACCAAAGAAGATTATCAGGTTAATTGGCATCACCGGATCATCTGCGAGTATTTGGATCAGTTCATTGCGGGCAAAATCAAACGTCTTTTATTATCCGTGCCTCCAAGACACGGTAAATCCGAGTTGGTCAGTAGAAGATTACCTGCATACATTCTCGGCAGAACCCCGGACATCAATATCATATCCTGCTCGTATAGTGCTGATCTCTCATCCAGAATGAATCGGGACGTTCAACGGATCATCGATTCAGATTCCTATAAACGACTATTCCCGGATACTAAACTATTCGGCGCAAACGTCAGGACATTAGCTAATGACACGTATTTAAGAAACTCTGATATCTTCGAGATTGTCGGACATACAGGCGTTTATCGTTCAGCCGGTGTAGGTGGCGGTATAACTGGTATGGGTGCACATATCGGGATCATTGACGATCCCATTAAGAACCGGGAAGAGGCAATGAGCGAAGTATTCCGAGAGAAGGTCTGGGACTGGTACACCTCAACTTTCTATACCCGTTTAGAGAAAGACGGGCAGATATTAGTTACTGCGACCAGATGGCACGAAGATGATTTAGAGGGCAGGATTATTGAACACGCCAAAGACGATTTAGGGGATACATGGACGGTAATTAACTTCCCTGCCATTTCAGATGAGATCAAACACCCGTTAGATCCGCGTGAATCAGGCGAACCGCTATGGCCGGATAAGTACTCATTAGAGCGATTAGAAGATATCAAACGGGTATTAGGGGGTTATGGATGGTCCGCATTGTATCAGGGGCGACCAACTCCACAAAGCGGAGAAGTAATTAAACGCGGCTGGTGGAAATTCTATCGGCAGAAACCCGATATGTTCGAAGAGTTGATCCAATCATGGGATTTCGCATTTAAGGATCTGGATACTTCTTCAAGAGTCTGCGGGCAGGTCTGGGGCCGGATAGGTGCGAACTGCTATTTAGTAGATGAAGTCTGCGATCACATGGACTTCCCGGCATCCGTTAAAGCCGTTATTACTTTAACCGCAAAACACCCGCGAGCATTAAAGAAATTAGTTGAGGGGAAAGCCAACGGCACGGCAGTAATCGCAGTCCTGAAAAACAAAGTGCCAGGGTTAATTGAAGTCGAGCCAGAAGGCGGGAAAGTTGCCCGGGCACAAGCCGCATCCCCAATGATCGAAGCGGGTAATGTATTCCTCCCGGACCCAAGTATAGCGCCGTGGATACATGATTTTATAGAGGAGTGTTCGGCATTCCCACGCGGTAAATTTAATGACCGGGTGGATTCAATGAGTCAGGCATTAGTCAGGTGGGCGATGAGCCCATTCCGCAACACCGCCAACGAACCCAGCGCAGAAGAGGCAATCGGGAGTAGCGGGTATTCAGACGATTTCGGGATGGGTGGCGATGGCAATTTCTTTGGAGATGAGAGCATGGAGTTTTTCTGATGGATATTGACAACCGGGTATCCACCCGCATTCAGGATAAAGTACTTGCGCAATGGGGCCAAAAAAACGGGCAGTATAGAATCGTATTGAATCTCGCAGGGTGTTGGACCGAAGCCGTTGATATTATCAATAGAGGGAGGGAAAATCTACCCTTTGATGGTGACGCGGGATCACCTTGGAATGTTGATTATTATATTGATGCTTTCTGCGATTCCCTCTCCTGCTCATATCTCATCGAACGGATCTGTATTGAACGCAGTAGACAGAAGATCAGACTTAATCGGAATCATTGCAAGCCGTGTTGCATTGAACATATCATGATCGCCATGCACAACCATGTGCATAATTGTTTTACTTATACGGTGGTACACGGTGAGAAAACATGATTGCTAATGCCATTGCGACACAAAACCCCATACAAAATACGAATCTATGGATAAATCTTTATCCGATTGGATACAATAATTATATGATGACAAAACATCATGTTACGGACCCAATCCAGATCGCGAGAAGCGAAAATGGAAGACTGGGAATAATTGCCCGCGCAATTGCATATGATATTTTAAAGTTACCCAGAGTTTGTGAAACGTGTGGATTCTCTGGTCGTGTTGAAGTTCATCATATCAACAAAGATCGAGATAATAATACGAGAGAAAATTTAAAGATACTTTGTCGTAAGTGTCATAATAAAGTCCATGGTGTAATTCTTCCAAAAAAGAAAAAAACATTTGAAAAAGAAATTCTTGAAATATTACCCCTTGGGGATTCACGGTATAAATACAACAAAGCCCCAGAAAATAAAATTCATAAAGAAAGACGTAGATTAGCAACACAAGCATATCGCGAGAAATGGGGGATATCGGAACACGGAATAGGGAAAGACCCATCACGAATAACTGTAACTTGTAAAATATGTGGGGCTGTTGGAGAACGGTTGCACGACCCATCAGATTTAATGACATCTTATTTGTGTTCTGCAAACTGTAGAATTGAGAATAAAAAACGGCAAAAAGAAGCAAGGATTAAAGCACAGCACGAGGTTTAAATTATGGTAGACTTTGAGATTATCGGAACTGTTGAAGAAACTGATAACGGATGGGATGTATTTGATAACATACGTGGTATTTGCATCCTCAATGAACTGGAAAAAAGAAACGGAAAGCGGGTCAAAGTAACTATTGAAGAGGTTTAAATTATGACAGATACTGAAACAACATCAACAACCAACGTTTGGTATAAATCTAAACAATTCATAACTGAAACGGAATGCGTTAAAATCGGAGGTCATTGTTACGAGACGCAAAACTGCGTTTTAACATCGAACCCCCTGCAATATATCCGCGTCTGCAAGCATTGCGGTAAGACACAGATCGGCAGAGCACAGGATGATATGGTATGGAGCGATCAATGACAGGGCATTTTGAAAAAGGAAAATGGATTGAAGAGATCGGATTCACAATTCAGCAACCTGATAATCTCCCACTGCGTGAACAGGTTCAGAGGGTAGCAAATATACTAAATCTGGAGAGTAACTCATACTCCCCGATATCATTGGAGGCACTTGACGGTAATTGGTATTCGTTCTTTGATATTGTTGAGGGAATGCTAAAGCGGGTGAAATAATGGCAGATATAGCAACAACAGAACCGGTAGCATTTACCGATTCAGATAAGCACGACTTAATCATGGAACTAATGGATACCGTAGAATCGCATATTAAGGAGTGTGAATAATGGCAACAAGAGCAAAAAAAGACCTAAAAGAAGAAGGCAGCACGTATTATTTTTCACCAGCCGGATCATTCAAAGCCCCGAAAATAGACGCTGCGGGTATCGGGCAGATCCTTGACAACAAAGCGATCGATGAAGGATTGACACATCAGCAATTAGCAATTTTTGAGAATCCCATTGAACTATCCGTGATGAACCTGGAAGAAGGCGAGGTTGATCAGGACATGACCAACCGCCTTATGAGGATGGCTAAGCAGGATGATGTCGCACTTGATTTCCACATTCAACGTGCATGGCGCGATATGGCAGAATGGGGAATCGCATTGACAAATCCGGTATGGGATTATGTGGGGAATGAGTTCCGATTATTAAAACTGAAACGCCTTAAACCCTATTCGTTCCAGAACATGGGCCGGACTGTATCGTATGTGTATAACCCCATCCTGCCGGGCATCCTATTAAACGATGAAACACAACAGATCGAATACTGGCAGACGAATGAAAAGAGCAGTATCCCGAAACAAGTTAAAAACGTTGAGGTGCTCACCGATTCAAGCAAAGACGGTTTCGGGGGCACACCTGCAATCATCCCGATATTCCCGTATGTAAAAATGCTGACTTACAGCTGGATGCGGCAAATGCAGAAGGTTAACCAATACGGCAGTGGCGGCATCTGGTTCTTGAAAGTCATTGATCCAACCGGCGACGACAAGAAGTTTGCGCAGAATGTCGTAAACAATATTTCCAGCACGAACCGCTATCAACTCCGGCCGAACATGACCATCGAGAACCTTGGGATCTCTGAAAGTGGTTCAGCCCTTGAAACGATCACACAGTTAGGCATGGAAATTAAAACCTTCTTCAGCCCGGCGGGATTAATTCAAAAGGAAGGTTCCGGGACAATCGGCGGGTCCTCATCATCCGAACTTGATCTTTATAATTCGTTCATCAAAGCCAAACGTGGATTACTTCAGGACTATATGCGCCGGTTATTCAATCCGTGGCTTGAATATAATAATTATGATCTTGATGTATATGAGATCCTCGCAATAATCCCAGCTAAGAAAGTCGAAAGTTCAGAACTATATCTTAAAATCCATGATTCCGGCAGTAAAGAGGGAAGTTTATTACCGAACGAGAAGCGGGCTTTACTCCGGGCAGCACTCCCACAGCAGGCAGGCGTTGATATCGCAGACC